TTCAACTGTGGAAGCCATCATAACAAACTGATCATCCTTGATAAAACCTTTTCGGGTGAAAACATAATCCTCACCAGCTTTAAAGGATGCAGTCGGAGCAGAAGCTACAGTGATAGTGTTGGTTTCGGTTGCGACAGCAGAAATCGTTTCATCCTCATAAGTACCGGCTGAAACATCCACAAACCGCAAAGTATCTCCAACTTCAAAATCAGAAATATCCTCTACAACAATGGCTACTGTAGAAGTACCTGTTACAGCACTAGTCAACCAGGAACGTACTTCATATTTCTCATCGTAGATCACCAGATTCTTGATATCCAGCAAACTGGACAGAACATTCGGATTCACGCCGATAAGAGAATTTTTATTCCCGGAGAACAGATCGCCATTTCCAAAAGCTGATTTCTGAAGCAGTGCCACCAGTGCAGAATCCCTGGCAATATATTTCAGAACAGTTGAATTACAAATCGCCATATCAACCGTACCGCCGCAGTCATCGGAGATTTTCTTTTTCCCATCGATGATGTCACCAATAATATCCTTGGTAGTACCGGCAGGCCACTTATAATTAGTAGCCAAAGCTACTTTATGATCAGCAGCAATGCTATAATCCACGGAAATTTTGGTCCCGGTAGCTACAGCATATGACATCGAACCGGCGAACAGCATTTTGGAAAACATCCATTCTTTACGCCGCATGGAACGATAAGTCAGACTCGCCATTTCACGTGCCAAACGCTGTTTGGAAGCAAGATACTCGTTTTCCGTACCCTCTTTGCGAAGATTGTTCAAAAACTCTTCGTCAAAGTACATTTTCTCTTTCCAATAAGCCGCTTCAGCCTCATGCTTTGCAAGGCCGATAGGAGCAGTTTGGGGAGCCGGTGAACCGGGCGGTACGAACGGGGCCATTCCTCTTTGACCTTCCTGGCTCTCCCATTTAATGGAAGAAGAAGGTGAATCTAATGAAGGAAACATATTCATCAAAATCAGATTCGGAGGAGTTGTAAACTTGGTAATGAACTTTTGGAGAACATCAATCCTCAGTTCAGGAATATCACTTTGTCCTCTTGGCATCTTAAATCACCACCTTTCGTTTTACTTAATGTAAGTATAAATTCCAATCTGAGTTGCGGAAAGATCAGTTCGGGCATTCGCATCCAGATTAAGCAGGGAACCTGTGTAAAGAACACAATTTCCAAGAATCATGGTTGCCAAAGCGCCATTGGCAGTAGAACCTTCACCTGTATCAACCGTTTTTTCCAAAATACCGACACATGTGTTAAACCCTTCAACCGTAAGATGTGCAAACCGGGCGGTTGTGAAGGATGTTCCACCTGTGGCTGTAGTAACTGTGATCTTCGCCATATGTGAATAGGTTGACCGATCAATGGCTGTGATCGCTCCAAGATTTTCAGCAGTTGTGGTGTCATCACTAATATAAACATCATCACCGACTGCAAACTTATAACTGTCATCAATTGTTACATACAGGTCTGTTGCACTGGTTCCAGAACTCTGAACCAGATAAGCACGTCCAGGAGCATTTTCAGCACCAGTAATCGTGGCATCCGGATCATAAGGAATAAACCGTCCGAGTCTTGTTGCAGATGCCGAACCATTTTTTGCCAAAGCCATACCAGCTTCAAGTTTTCCATAACCGGCCTGAAGCGTGATAGGAACTTTCAGTGCAGCCTGTTCGTCTGAATAGTACAGACGCTTGTAATCAGGACCTTGCGCCCCATAAATAATTCCAGGAGAATCCATGTAAAATCACCGCCTTTCGTTTATTTCACACCACAAATTTTGAAAAGTTCATCTGCCATGTCATCCACTTCTTTGGACAAGTTGTCAGAACCATCAGCCTCTTTTTTCGTAAATCCAGTGCCCTGAACCGGCTGTGCGATATTCAAGGATTCCCAATCAGTAATCTCAGCATCCACAGCTTTTGACATCTCAGTTTCATCAAAAACACCTTCTTTGACAAAATCAGCATAGGAAACATTTTTTCGAACTTTGCTGAACAGACGTTCCGGAATTGTGCTTGCAGCCAACTTCGTAGCCCAAATGGACTCGGCTTTCATGGCCATTTCACGTTCTGCTCTCTGGGCATCTTTCTTTTCCAGTTCAAGAATCTTCTTTTCGCTGTCAGAAAGTTTTGAATTCAGATCGGTAATGGTCTGTGAAAATTTTACTTCTTCCTGAGAGAATTCTGCCTTTGCTTTCGCAATAGCAGCATCCTCAATCTGTTTCAACAGATCGGGATGTTCTTTACTCAATGTGGTTATATCCATAACTTTCAACACCTCCTTTTGAACAAAAACTTCATCATAAATAACGTCAACTTCCTCTTTTGAAAAAACGGAAGCACTTGTCTTGTTGTCCCATCCAAAAACACAGACAGAACCCTCTCTATATTCCCATTCCCGCCAAATGGAAGCAGGGCCTTTCAACTGAATTCCATTTACAGTTGAAAAACTTCCTTCTTCAATTCTTTCGACTTTTGTGGGTCTTCCTGAAAGACTGGATTGAAATGGAAATCCATGTTTTGCCAGATTTCTAAATTCTCTACTGACTTCAGTATCCACAAAAACAACATTAGATGGATCAAGTTTTAACTTGCCATCTATTACAATCGGTTTACTTGAAAATCCAATTTTCTTGCTTGTCTCATGGTCTTCAAGAACAGGATATTTACCTGTTGGAGCTTTCATTCCTTCAAGATCGATTGCCAGATCATCCCAATACCAGTGATTTTTAATAATTCCACCAGAATACACTGTCATATTCATTCTAATCTGGTCAGAATCATTTTCATCCTTAAAAGTATCGAGAGACGCAAAACACTCATTATCCTGAAATGTCAATGCTCCTTTTGGAATTTTAGCGTCTTTTTTCATAAATTCATCCTTTTTGTCAGTAAAAAACCAGTTTCCTCATCCTTTATCGAAAATTTTTAAGTCTGTCAACTATTTTTTTGGAATTGGTTTTTTAACTGGTTTCTTGTCACCGACAAGAGGTTTCTTTTCTTCCTTGCCAACAAGAGGTTTCTTTTTTGCACCGACTGAAATCTCATTTTCCTGATTTGCTTCATCCATTGCCGCAGCATCGGCTTCAATTATCAATTCCGGGTAATATTCGTCTTCAGTGGCCTTTCTGAGACGCATACGGCCATAACCGCCAATACCCATACGTTTGGCAAGTTCAGCGTTTGGAAGGCCCAGAGAGGCGTTTATATTGCCATGCTTGACACCAAGCAAAGCTCTGGCACGTGCTTCCATATCAATTGTTTCAGAAATTGGAAAGGAAATATCGATGAGTCTTTCTGGTCGCCGTTTTACATCCTTGAAGACAGGCTCCTGCTTGTCACTAAATGCAACAGCTTCCTTTTTGGAGAAGAATTCAGGAAAATCACTGATTTTATTGCGAAGGAAAAAAATATTTGCCCAAAAATCAAATCTCAAGAACCGTTCGAAGTATGCCACTTCATCCGAAACACGGTCAGACATCGGCCCTCTGGATGCTTTCACAGAAGCAAATGTGCCATTGGCTGAACCAGTCATGACATCGGACGGTTCATTCATACCTGAAGCAACCATTTCTAAAATATCCGTATCAGAACCGGAAATATTCGATAATTGAGGATTCTTGACTTCTGCTTTAACTCCCGGAGGGAGGATCAAAGTCCCCCCCGGTGTCTTTTTTGCCATTATTCCAGTTTTTTTACGATCAGTCTCAGACAAAGATGTCCAAAGTTTAAATGCTCGTGGATCTTCAAAAGTGAATATCCACAAATAACTTCCAGATGATTTTTTATGATCTATTTCGAATTTTTTTAGATTTTCATAATGATTAAGCCATTCCAAAGTCGTTCTCAAGAACGAAAATGCACGTCTGGTTAAGAATCCCCGATCCCAGGAAATAATAAATTTGTTAAATCCACCTATTTTTTTAAATATTTTATTATTATTTCTGCTACTTTTCTGTTTTTCTTTATCATAATCCTTATTTTTCTCAGCAATAGATGTTAATTCAGGATATCTCGCAATGTATATGGATGGTATTTGATAAATTTCGTCAGTTTCTTCGTTTTTAATTTCATAAAATAATGGAAATAATGTTTTTGTTGGATGAAAAATAATTCCAGAATTGTTATTTACCCCACCGATCAACGCAGGATCAATGAAGTCTATTTCGATAAATCCGTCTGTGTGACAAGTCAAACAGAGAAATAACTCACCTTCAATGTTGGATCGTCCAACAAATTTAGGCCAATAATTGTATAGTCTATTTCTTGGATCAAGTTCTATTTCGTCTATTAATTCTTGGATAGTTTCGTTATCAGACACGGTTTCAAAACCGAGTCCAGTTAATCTGCCTACTAATCCTCGGACAGAAGTGTTTAATTGAGGATTTCTATTAAATTTAATCCAGCATTCTTGCTGTAATTTTGCTCTATTAAGTTCGTCAGATTTCAAATTGGATGTCAAAGAAAAACCGTCAGAATCCACGCTTCTTGTCTTGTCATACTCCTGAACATCATACTGCCAGGGCATGGCAAATTGCATGGTTGCCATTTCCTCATCAGGTATATTTTCAAAGAACTCTTCCAATTTGTCTGACATTTTAATCTCCAAGTTTCATATCCATTATCTTTTCAATTGTTTAGCTTATATAATATAAGCTAAAACAAATGTCAAGATATTTTTTAAATTAAACCCAATCCTTGGATGCATTTTACTTTTTTTTCACTTAATTTAATATATTCTGGATTTAAATCAATGCCAACAAACTGACGATTCAACTTCTTCGCTACTTTAGCAACTGTTCCTGAACCAGAAAATGGATCAAGAGCGATATCGTCTTGATCTGTACCGGCTAAAAGACAAGTTCTGACCATTTCTTCTGGCATTACAGCAAAGTGTCCAAATGAACTTCTTCCTGGATTCATTGTCCATACAGATCGTTTATTTCTCATAATTATTCCATTTTCATCTGTATGCCATTTTGCACATCCTTTAGTGGACATTGTTTGTTTTCTGGCATTCACATGACAATTTTCATTGACTTGATATTTTGCACTTGGTTTTTGTTCTCTTTTCTTACCTTGAAAATCAGAACATTTTTCCAATATTGCTTTATAATTATACTTATAATTCTTCATTTTGGCTAAAAGAAAAATGGATTCATGTACTTTAGTACAACGATCCAAGCATTTTTCAGGCATTGAATGTTTTTTATTCCAAATAATTTCTTGTCTTAGATACCATCCATCTTTTCTCAAAGCAAAGGCCAACATCCAAGGAACACCAATCAAATCCTTATTCTTTAAATCATTTGGTTCATCAAATTTTATATTTCCATAATAAGAATCACCAATATTAATCCACAAAGTACCATCATCCTTTAAAACACGATGTATTTCTCTGAATACATTAACAAGTTTGTTGATATATTCTTCAATAGTTTCTTCTAAACCAAGTTGACCTTCTATTTTGTAATCACGAAGTAATAGGTAAGGAGGAGATGTGACACAGCATTGGATGAACTGATTAGGAAAGGTTTTGAGTACTTCTAAGGAATCACCACAATAAAATTTATTTATTTCCATTTTTACCGTCCTATAAAGTTTATCGGTTTGTAAAACAAAATGAATTAGGATCAAATTCAAGGAAAAATAAACATTTTTAATTTATTTCAGCTTATAATATGGTTAAAAATCAAAGTCAACATCTTTTTTTAAAGAAAAACAAAATTCACATAAATTCAGGCGAAAAATGTTGTTATAGTCTAAAACGAAACCATTTGACTTTAAAAAAGAGCTTGTGATCGGGGTATAGTGATTTATGCTTCATACGACAAGATGATCTCTACGAGGCGATTAGACGGCTTAAAAACGATTTTTAAAACGGTTTCACACCCCAGATTTTGGTTTTCAGGCAAAAGCATATCTGCACACATGCGTAACCCATACCCCATAGAGTCCCAATGGAGTAGAGACAAGACAATATGGGTATGGGGTGGATTGAGGATAAAAAAGACCTGATTTTTGCATTAAACACCATATAGAATCATACCATCCTTCATTAAGTCGTTGTAGCTCTACGTGCGCGCGTCCGCAGGACTGACTCAGCTTTGTCCCCATATACCACGCACGCGGCTGCGCGCCACTAAGTTGTATATTAAATTTAGATATTATCTTTTTATTTCTTATTCATACTTCCTTTCAGTCAGTATTCATTTCGAAATAAAAAGAACGAACAAACAAGGATTAAAAATAACAATAATACATTAAAGTTCATATATGTCAAAGGCTTTTAAGCCAATACAAGGCGGATTTTTTGAGGTTAAAAACCCAGATGCGGGAAAGCCAGATTCTGGCTTTTAGATCATTTTAAGTTTTTTTGGAAGAGGATTAAAAAGCAAAATAATATCAATAAAGTTCATATATGTCAAAGGCTTTTAAGCCAATACAAGGGAAAAGCAAAATAAATATGGAAACAAAAAAAGTGCCAAAACCCGGTATCTGGCTTTTCAATCATTTAATACTTCATCCTTAACAATATGTTCTTGATTCTGTATAGATTAAAGTTGAAACACAATTGCTTCGCTTCGCTACGCAATCATGTGTTTCAACACGATGTATCGTATAAAGCTACGCTTCGCTACGCTTTATCCTCAACATCGAATAGGTTTTTAAGGGTTTAAAAGCAATAAATCTATTGTTCCAACAATAAAATGGTGCAATTATCTTGTTACAACATAAAGGAAGCTACTCTTTCTATTGTTTTAAGACAAATTGCGCTCTATTCATGGTCATATTGTTCTGAATAGAGTCTTCATTGTTCTCCATAGAGATACATTGTTCTGAATAGAGGGTGCATATCTTGTTGAAATAGGAGCAGCGTTGCTGAGGATTTATTACAAGAAATGCAAGGTATCTCGTTGTCTGACAAAGAATGGATGCAATTTTCTTGTTTAAAGAATTGCAGCAAGCTGAGAATTTAAAGCAAGAGGATTGTGTTGTCTGAAATAGAAGGGGCCGGAAAATGAATGGATATTCATTTTGATTTATGAACAATAAACCTTTTTGTTAAATGAACATCCATTCATCTCTTGTTGAAATAGAGACAGCAAGCTGAGGATTTACACAAGTTGTTAGAAAGCCTGGTCAAACCGTGAGGATGAACTTTGTAGAATAAATGCAGAATAAATTAATTCTTCCTCCAATCAATACAATCAGTGTTGTTTTTACCGAGATTACAATCCTCACAAAGTAGTTGTAAATT